TATGGAATATTCGGTAGCAGTAGATGAAGCAGTTATGGAAAGTTTTAGCAAGATGTTTGGATCAGTTAAGACATCTCAACAAACACTTGAAAATGTAAGAATCTTAGTCCGTCACAAAACTCCGATTGACGAAAATGTTCGTGGATCTCGTTCACGTCATATCAGCGCAATCTTCTTAGAGTGTAATGGTGAGCGTATGCGTTTTCAACACAATTATCTACCGGGTGCAAGAGCAATGGCTCAACATATGGCACACGGAGGTACAATGTCAGATAAAGTTGGAGCATATATTAGTGAGAGTACAGGTCAATTATTGAAACTTCAATCATTCAATCGCTATGTAACAACTAACAAACTTATTAACGAAGATAGTTCTAGCATTATTGAAACTATTAAAGAAAATATTCAAACACTTCGTACAGAATTAAAGAAGTTGATAGGTTCAAAGACGTATGAGACAGTTAAAGCACGCCTAGAAACATTTGAGCGTGAACCACTTGCTGAAGATGATACAAGTCAACTCAAAGACCTTTTCACCATTCGACGCTTTGATGAGAAGTTCGAAGAAGTGCTACCTATTGTAAAACAATTAGTGCAAGAAAAGGATACTTTCCATAAACGCATTGAAGAAGCGGCTGCAGGTATTGTTATGTTACGCCGTGAAGCAATAACCACACCGATCTTTGAATTTGCAAGTGATAATGCTCGTTTAGGATTTAGAATCAATGAATTTGCATTGCGTGTAATGGAAAATGATGAGCTATCAGGGTTCATTAACAAAATTGGAACAAAATTGTGCAAGGAAGGTACAGTGAACGATTTCGAACGTGCCGTAATGACACAAGTCTTTGAAAATTGTAAGGTAGAAGAAAAAGCCAAAGAAGAAAAGAAAGAGATTAAAGAATCTCTAGACTTGGCAGCATACTTTGATAGATTTGATTACAACTTCATGTAAGAAATTCTTGACATTCGCAACAGGTTTTCGTATACTAGCAACACGCTAGGCGAAAACCTGTTCTGCTTTTTGTTGCCAATAACAACGCAACAACATAACAAAACAGATAAATACTTCGTTAGCTAAGAAATAACGCATCCTAGCTAAAATAATTCATAAGCAAATAAACCGCGTTTAACAAGGAAAATAAAATCATGTCAAAAACTCTCGACGAAATCCGTAAGAAATTACAAGAACTAGACACACGTAAAGGCCAAGCAGGCAATTTCACTGGCGATAAGACAACTTATGCACATTGGAATATCCCAGAAGGCACATCAACAACACTCCGATTCCTCCCTGACGCAAACGAAGATAACACATTCTTCTGGGCAGAGCGTCAACTCATTAAGCTTCCATTCCCGGGTATCAAAGGACAAGACGAAAACAAGCCTGTTATCGTGCAAGTTCCGTGTATTGAAATGTGGGATGGCAAAATGACTTGCCCAATCTTGAACGAAGTCCGCCCATGGTGGAAAGACAAGTCGTTAGAAGATACCGCACGTAAATATTGGGTAAAGCGCACCTTCTATATGCAAGGTTTTGTTAAGAATGACCCAATGAACGAAACTGATCTTCCAGAAAATCCAATCCGCAAGTTCATTATCGGACCACAACTTTTTGCAATCATTAAGGCTGCATTAATGGATCCCGATATGGAACATAGTCCAGTTGACTTTATCAATGGAACAGACTTTATTGTTTCAAAGACAAGCAAAGGCGGATATGCAGATTATGGCACTTCTAAGTGGGCTAGAAAAGAGTCTAGTCTTACAGAAGAAATGCAAGCAGCTATTGCACAATTCCCACCGGTTGACCTAGCAACATATTTGCCAAAGCGTCCTACTCCAGAACAATTAGCAATCATGTTTGAAATGTTCCAGGAATCGCTAGATGGCGAATTGTATGATCCAGCACGCTGGAGCCAGCATTACAAGCCATTCGGCTTCGATGCAGCACCAGCCGATGATGCTGAGGGTGGAGAAGGTAAACGAGCAACTCGTCCTACATATGCAGCTCGCCCATCGACACCTGCACCAGCACCTGTAACACCGAAGCCATCTTTGGTTGTACGAGAAGAAGATGTTGCTGAAGCCGAAGCCGATTTTGAAGCAGACGCTCCAAAAGTAGTCAAGGAAACAGTTGCAGCAGTAGCGGCACCTACAGCAGGAAAGACTCCCCAAGAAATCTTAGCAATGCTAAGAAACCGCAACAAGTAATATAACACGGCCCGGACCTCTGCAGTTTTCTGCACGTTCGGGTTATCTTTAAGGAGAACCTATGGCTAAGCCGTTTGACATTTCGAAGTTTCGTAAAAACTTAACAAAAAACATTACAGGTATTTCTACAGGATTCAATGATCCGGACACATGGATCAGCACAGGATCTTATGGGTTAAATTATCTTATTAGTGGAGATTTCTATAAAGGAGTCCCGATGGGTAAGGTAACAGTATTTGCAGGTGAATCGGGTGCAGGTAAATCTTATGTTGTTTCTGGCAATATTGCTAAGGCTGCACAAGATCAGGGTATTTTTGTTGTCATGATTGACACAGAAAATGCACTTGATGAAAAGTGGTTGTTACCACTAGGTGTAGATACAAGTGAAGAAAAGATGTTGCGTATTAGTGCATCTATGATTGATGAAGTTGCAAAGATTGTTCACGATTTTGTAACTGAATATAAGGCAACTGAATTAGATAAACCTAAAGAACAACGTCCAAAGATTCTGTTTATTATTGACTCTATCGGTATGTTATTAACACCTACTGAAGTAAATCAATTCCAGGCAGGTGATATGAAGGGCGATATGGGTCGTAAAGCTAAACAGCTCAAGGCATTTGTATCTAACTGCGTAAACATGTTTGGTGATTTGAATATCGGTATGGTTGTTACAAATCACACCTATGCAAGTCAGGATATGTTTGATCCTGATGATAAAATCTCAGGTGGTTCTGGATTTATGTTCGCTTCGAGCATTATTGTTGCTATGAAGAAATATAAGTTAAAGGAAGACGAAGAAGGTAACAAGGTAGCAGAAGTTACAGGTATTCGTGCAACCTGCAAGGTTGTGAAGACTCGATACTCTAAACCGTTTGAATCAATTAAACTCAATATTCCGTGGGAAACAGGTATGAATCCTGTATCTGGATTATTTGACCTGTTTGAAAAATCGGGAGTATTAATAAAAGAGGGTAATCGTTATAAATATGTTTCCAAGAAAACTGGCGAAGAAATGAAGTATTTCCGCAAGGATTGGAATGATTTTAGTAAAATGAAAGTTATTATGGATGAATTCACCCAGGATGATTTAAAAGTTGTTATTGCAGATTCAGTAGAAGAAAAAGTAGTTTTAGGAGAATAATTATGGTTAACGAGAATCATGAACTAATTATGGAATTGTGGGCTCGCATTAAGTCTCATATTGCTCCAAAGGAACGGTTAGAAGTAGCTGATATCCTTGTGGTAGTGTTTGACGAGTTTAGTCTAGTAGATGAAGAATTACTAGATGAAGATTTGGATAAAGAGCTGCGTGCAGCGGCAAGAAGCCATTTATCCGAAGTTATGGAAGATGAAGACGATGATGGATATGATGATGAATAAACAATCGGCCACCGAGTTTGGTGAGGCATTAATTTTAACAATCAATAGCAAGGATGCTCTGAAATCCATGACGCAAGTCCAGCAGTTCAAAGAAAATATGAGAGATGCAACTGTGGGTGCCGACTACGTGATTTGGATTTCAGAGCCTGCAAATCTGACTAGGGTACATAAGGCTCTGGCGGATGACCTAGATGTCCCTCCACGAGCTATGGCTATTAAAAGAATCTTGATGTCCAGAACTCAACGAGCTGTATTATTAGTTCAGGCTATGGAAATAGCAATTAGGCGGGTGCATCAATTGTGAGTAGTTGGTATTACAAGGTCACTGCTGATCTATCTAACGTAACCGGCTTCTTAGATTATTTTGAACTAGAATTAGAAAAAGCTAGATTAGAATTATCTTTGAAGGGTAAATCATTGGAACGACATGCCGCGGAATTACCCGGTCTAGTTGAACAACGGTTTGCCCAATTACAAGAGATAGAAGCAGTCCTTGAATATCTTAATATTAAACTCAGGCAGGAACGATCAGCAGAGTTTAAGAAGTTTCTAGAAGCATACAATAAAACATTAAGCTCTAGAGATGCAGAAAAATATGTCGATGGTGTGCAAAGCATTGTTGATACAACGTTGCTTGTTAATGAAATTGCATTACTAAGGAATAAATTCCTGGGAATTAGCAAAGGATTTGAAGCAAAGAACTTCATGACTGGTCATATTATAAAATTGCGAGTCGCTGGACTCGATGATGCGAGCGTTTAATGGCAACAACAACCTTACAGATATTAGATGAAGTAAACATTCGATTTACTGACCTAGACGTTGTCTGCCGACGTAAAATGGTGCAGGCATTAGAGTTTATACTTCCATATGCCAGGCATACACCAGCATTCAAACTAGGTAGATGGGATGGTAAGATGTCCTTCTGTGATATTGGTGGCCGTAGCTATGTAAACCTACTTGATAAACTCTTACCTATTGTTCAGTCATATGGATATGAAGTTGAGATCGACGATCAACGCATTCCTGGTGAGAACTTTGAGTTTGATTTGGTTGCCGAAGATAGTTATAGTCATATATGTTGGCCTAAAGGACACCCTTATGCAGGTGACCCTATCTTAATTAAAGAACATCAACTAGAAGTTATAAACTCCTATCTGACTAACATAACTGGTATCAATATCGCCCCAACAGGCTCAGGGAAGACCCTAATTACGGCGATTCTTAGCCACAAAGTTCAACCTTATGGTCGCAGCATAGTGATTGTGCCTACTAAGGACTTAGTTACACAAACCGAAGAAGATTATATTAACATGGGATTAGATGTGGGTGTATTCTTTGGTGATAGGAAAGAGTATTTAAAAACCCACACAATATGCACATGGCAAAGCTTAGAAAGCCTAGCAAAGAAATCAAAAGAACAAGAGTTAGAGATCGATATAAACGCTTTCTTCGAGGGCGTGGTCTGCGTTATAGTAGACGAAGTTCACAAAGCCAAGGCAGATGTATTGAGAAAGCTATTATCGACCTATTTGGCCAATGCCCCAATTAGATGGGGATTGACTGGAACAATGCCCGAAGAAGAGGCAGATAAGGTCGGTGTAGTTGCTTGTATAGGCCCTTTATTAGGACAAATCAATACAAAAGAATTACAGGATCTAGGTATACTTGCTCAATTACATGTAAATATTTGGCAGATGCAGGATTTAGGTGAAGCAGCATTTACTAACTATCAGGCAGAACTAAAATGGCTTACAACAAGTCAAGCTAGATTAAAGTTTCTTGCAAAAGAAATTATTACTATGTCCGACAGTGGTAACACACTTATATTGGTTGATCGTGTCCAGACAGGTGAGATGTTACAATCGCTTATACCAGATTCGGTATTCGTTTCTGGTAAGATGAAGTCTAAAAGTCGTAAAGAAGAATATAAAGAAGTTCAGGAAGTCGATGGCAAGGTTATTATTGCTACATATGGTGTAGCTTCTACAGGCATTAACATTGTCCGTATTTTTAATCTTGTCTTATTTGAAGCAGGCAAAAGTTTTGTTCGTGTAATTCAAAGTATCGGTAGAGGTATTAGAGTTGCACCAGATAAAGATTTTGTTAATGTATATGATGTATGTTCCAACTGTAAATTCTCTAAGCGACATTTGACAAAACGAAAGAAGTTTTATACAGAGGCACAGTACCCATTTAGTATTAAGAAGGTAGATTATTAATGATTATCTATACAAAAATTTCTTATGGTTATGTCGAATTATTAGATACGTTCTTTAGAGCAAATGATCTTATTGTTAAATGCACCGAAGGCGAACCAGATATACATAACAGGTCCCTTGCTATATTAGAAT